AGATTTCATTGTAATGGTTATGTTGATGGCAATAAGACTGTTATGGAAAACTCAAAAGAATTACTTGCAAATATGCGAGGTATATTTCTTTATGTTGATGGTAAGTATGAATTAACTATAGAAGATACAGGTACTTCTACATTTAGTATTACAGATAATCATATTATTGCTGATGCTGGTATTTCAGTTGATTATGGTAATAAAGATAAAAAAGCAAATAAAGTTATTGTTGAGTTTTTTAATGGTAATAAAAAATATGAATTAGATACAGCAACAGTTTTACATGATGCTTCTCCTGAATATTATTCAGATGATGGTGATGAGATATTAGAAATAAAAGCTGAGTTTCCTTTTGTTAGTGATCCTTATATAGCCTATAACATGGCTAAAGCAATACTTGTTAGAAGTAGAAATCAGACTACTATGCAGTTCTTAGGAACTCCTGAGATGTATAAATTAAATGTAGGAGATATAGTTGATTTAACTTATGCAGGTCTTGGATTCTCAGGTAAGGTTTGTAGAGTAGAAGCTCTTGAATTGCAATCCGATGGTTTAGTTTCGGTTAGTTTAATAGAATACTTTGATGTTTATACATGGGAAGTACCACCTCAAGAAGCATTAGAAGAATTATCTGATATTCCTTCTGCCTACGCAGTTGAAAAGCCAGCCAATGTTATTTTTATAGATACAGATTCTTCTAATATAGATAGACCTGTACTAACTTGGGATGCACCAACAGATTATCCATCAAAAGAATTTAGAGTAGATGTTGTAGATAGTTCTGCAAATCCTGTATTTAGTAAAATAGTAGATACTAATTCTGCTGACTTAGCATTTATACCAAAAGCAAATGACTATGTTGCAAGTGTTACATCTATTAATACTTTAGGTGTTGAATCTGATGCAACTGATTTAACCTTTACTGTTGGAGATGAGCCTGTTGCTGTTGGTGATGTACAAGCAAATGCAATTACTGCTAATGAAATAAATGTAACTAATTTATCTTCTATATCAGCAGACTTTGGAACTATGACTGCTGGAACTATAAATGCACAAAATGTAACAGTTAGCAATTTTACAGCAGAAAAAATATCAGGAGATATAGATAAACTAGAACCTGTAAGTCTTACGCCTAACCAAAGTATAGGTACAAGTTATACAACATTAGCAATAATCACCTTGCCTGCTCCTGATTTAACAACAGCAGGAAATGGTCATACTCCATTTTTTAGTTTAGTTTTATCTGCCACATTGTCAGGTGGTGGAGCTCAAATGGACATACAATGTCAACTATTAGGAACTCCCATTGGTGGCACTTCTACATTTTATACTGCTGCTGAATCAGGACAAGACCATAATTTTAGTAGTGGCTCTATATCACAATCTGTATCAGGCTCTTTTAATCAAAAGGTTGGTTCTGCTTGTTATTTATATGTAAAAGCGAAAAGAAATGCAGGAACAATAACAGTTAATAAGATACAGGGTATTTATGCAGGATTAAGAGGTGGGTAATATGTGGGCAACATGGGATTATGAAAACAACAAGATTCTAATTGGTGAACAAAAGAATAAGGGTGATGATAGCAACGATTGGATTCCTGTTGATAAACAATTTACAGATATAAATTTAGATACACATAAAGTACAAACAACTTTTGATGAAGAAAATAATTTAATTACAATAAAATCTATAGAAAAGTCTGAAGCTGAACTTATAGAAGTATCATTGTTTAAATTAAGAAATATAAGAAATAATAGACTAGCATCTAGTGATTGGACTCAAGTTAGCGATAGTCCACTATCAGATGCTAAAAAACAAGAATGGGCAACATATAGGCAATCATTAAGGGATTTACCATCCCAACATCAAGCAACTAATAATATTGATGATGTGATATTTCCAACTTACCCTGAATGATTTAAGATATATAAAATAGGATTTTATTATGGCACAACACGATTACAACTTAGCAAACCAATCAGGTGCAGACTTTAGAGCAGATTTAAACAATGCTTTGTCTGCTATTGCAACTACAAATAGCGGTTCAACTGAACCATCAACTACTTTTGCTCATCAATTATGGGTAGATACATCAAGCAATGTATTAAAAATAAGAAATGGTGCTGATAATGCTTGGATTACTACAGGTATTAGTATCACTACATCTAATATATTAACAGGTGATCTAACAGGTGATGTCACTGGGAATGTTACTGGTAATGTTACTGGTAATGTTACTGGAGATTTAACAGGTAATGCAGATACAGCTACAACACTTGCAACTGCAAGAACCATATCTTTATCAGGAGATGTAGTAGGTTCTGCTTCATTTGATGGTAGTGGTGATATTAGCATATCAACTACAGCACAAATTAATTCTATTGCTTTAGGAACTGATACTACAGGTGATTATGTACAATCTATTTCAGGTGGAACTGGAGTAACAATAACAGGTGGAACTGGTGAAAGTTCTACTCCTAGTGTTGCTATAGGACAAGCTGTAGCTACAACCGATGATGTTACTTTTAATATTATTACAGCAAGCGAAGAATTTATAGGTGATATTGATGGTGCTGTTAGATTCACAGCTAAAGCTGATGTAGCTTTATCTAAAGGTGATGTAGTTTATGTATCAGGTGTTTCAGGAAATACAACTACAGTTGGTAAAGCAAAAGCTGATGATGCTTCTAAAATGCCTGCATTCGGTTTGGCTATAGAAGACGCTAATGCTAATAACAATCTGCAAATAGTTACTTTTGGTAATTTAACATCTATAGATACTTCTAATGAATCTGTAGGACAAATACTTTATGTATCCACAACAGCAGGTGAGTATACAACTACAGCTCCAACAGGTGAATCAAGTCAAATACAAAACATAGGTAAGATATTAAGAAGTCATGCTGTTAATGGTTCTATCAAAGTAGGTGGTGCTGGTAGAAGTAATGCAACGCCTAACTTAGATAATGGCAAGATATTTATAGGTAATGGCTCAAATCAAGCAACCACTTCAACACTTGATACTTCTATAGTTGTTGAGAACACTAATTTATATTACACGTCAGCAAGATTTGATTCTGCTTTTACATCTAAATCAACAAGCGATTTATCAGAAGGAACTAATCTTTATTATACGGATGCTAGATTTGATACTAGACTAGCCACAAAAGACACAGACGATTTAAGCGAAGGTACAACTAATCTTTACTACACAGATACAAGAGCTAATTCAGCTATAGATGCTAGAGTAACAAAAGCATTTGTTGATGCATTAGGAATACAAGCAACAAGTGTAGCTGCTAATTCAGTAACATTAGGAACTGATACTACAGGCAACTATGTTCAAACAATTACTGGAACAGCTAATAAGATTACAGTGTCAGGAAGTGGTAGTGAGTCTGCAGACATAACGCTAACACTACCTGATGATGTTCAGATTGCAGATAGCTTAACAGTAGCAGGTAATCTTACTGTTAATGGAACTCTAACGTCCTTAGACACAACGAATCTTGATATAGAAGATAATCTATTCCAGCTTAATGCAGGATTAACAGGAAGCCCTGTAAATGACTCAGGTATGCTGATCAATAGAGGTACTGCTGATAATGGTATCTTTATGTGGGATGAATCAGTTGATAAGTTCACACTAGGATTAACAACAGCAGATGGTAGTGCTACAGGAAATATTACTCTTAATTCACTTGGTACTTTAGTTGCTAATATAGAAGGTAATGTTACAGGTACTATACAAACAGCAGCTCAACCTAATATTACAAGTCTTGGTACTCTTACAGGTTTAACAACTACAGGCGATATCAACTTTGGCGACAACGACAAAGCAGTTTTTGGTGCTGGTTCAGATTTACAGATTTATCATAATGCTAATACTTCATTCATTACAGAAAGTGGTTCTAGTAATTTAAAAATTGGTGGTGAAAATTTATACTTACAAAATACAGCACATAATGAAAACTATTTAGAAGGTATAGCCAATGGTGCAGTAACTTTATATCACAATGGTAATGCCAAAATCGCCACAACCTCAACAGGTATAGACGTAACAGGTACAGTAACAAGTGATGGTTTGGTTAGTGATGGCAATGTAGTTATTGATGGATTATTACAATTTGAAGATAGTGGTGGCTCTAATCGTACAGTTATGGAGTACGACTCTAATGATGATTTACTTATTAAAACAGGAACTTCATCAGGTACTAGGTCTATAAGATTTCAAACTGAAGCAAGCGAAGCTGCAAGAATAACATCAGATGGAAAATTAGGACTCGGAACATCTTTACCAGCCTCTAAACTATCCATTGAAAACACTGGTTCATCTACAGTAGATGCTATCACATTAGACTGGGAGCATTTATCAACAACAACAAACATTGAGCAAAGGATTCAATGGAGATTTGGCGATGATGCTACAGCAGATACATTTTTAAATGCAGGTTATATTGGCTCTGGTAAACAGGGTTCTTGGCAGAGTGGGTCTGAAAGGGATTCTTATTTATCTTTTGGTACTACAAACGATAATACACAAACAGAGGCTATGAGAATATCAGCAGATGGCTCGGTTGGAATTGGAACGACTTCGCCAAGTTCTAATCTACACATAAAAACTTCTGTAGATAACAGCTTAGCTCAAGGATTGGTCATTGAAAGAAGTGCAAACACTGACAAAGGTTATATCAACTATAATGGCGGTGGTTTTCAATTTAGGTGTACTGTTGGTGACCCAATAGTATTTGGTGACACCAGTAATGAGCAAATGAGACTAACCTCAACAGGTTTAGGTATCGGAACGAGTTCGCCAACAGGTGACGGAACTGCTTTACACATTCACGGCTCAGCTCATTCAACTTTACATCTTACCAATTCAACTACAGGTTCAACAATCACAGATGGATTTGATATTATCACAGATGGCTCAGATGCTTTGTTAAGAAACAGAGAAGATGCAGCAATAAAGTTTA